GGTTGAGGGATAAAATGACTGACCGTAAGATGAGACCTACTCATATCCATGATTACCTACCGGTCATGGAGGAGTTAGTCTTTGTCCCATCTGATGCTCAACGCGAGGCCAAGAAGCTCAGGGCCACGTGGGAGGTGCGGAGACGTCGTCACCTATACGGAGGTCCGTGGCGGAGTTACCTGCTGTGGCAGGGACCCGCCATGCCGTCCGATTAGGGGGGCCCTGTCCGGTTACCTGGGATGGATGCTTTGCCCTCTAAAGCTCCTGACCATCCCAGCCTGAAGGTAACCAAGGACCAGGGAACCAGTGCACGGGTGCGCAGGTCCACATTGGTATCTAGAATGGGACCTGGCTATGAGTACCGTGTACACAATTCCAACATTGCTAACTTAGAGCGCGCCTTGAAGGAGAGGGTCTTTTACATCAATGGTGATGGGGAGACCGTGCCCAAACCCGTCAAGGAGTTTTCGCAACGGATGTCTGAGTTCAAAAGGTTAATTAGTAGGGAGATGCCCACGACCACCCCCATTACTCGACAACAATTTGTCGATTGTTATAGGGGTCGCAAGCGTGTTACTTACCAACAAGCCGCTGACAGTCTTTTGGTCAAAGACTTGAGTCAGGACGACGCCATGCTGAAAGCTTTTGTTAAGGCAGAGAAGATCAACTGCACTATCAAGCGTGACCCTGTACCGAGAGTGATTCAGCCAAGAACACCTCGTTACAATGTTGAGGTGGGGGTGTTCCTTAGACCCCTAGAGAAGAGATTGTATCGTGCCATTGATCGGGTATTTGACAGGTTTGACAATGGGTTAAAGACGGTCATGAAGGGGTACAACTCGAGGGTGCAAGCGTCGATTATTCGGCAGAAATGGTGTTCATTCAAGAATCCTCGTGGCGTTGGCCTTGACGCCCAAAGATTCGATCAGCACTGTAGTGTCCCTGCTCTTGAGTGGGAACATAGTGTTTACCTTGATTGTTATAGGTGTTGGGATCGTATTCTTCTGGCTAAGTTGTTGCGTTGGCAGATCGACAACAATGGTCGGGGTTATTGTCTCGACGGTTTCCTCAAATACTTCATCAAAGGATGTCGTATGTCTGGGGATATCAATACAAGTATGGGCAACATTATTATAATGTGTGGCCTTGTTTGGACCTATGCTAAGTTTAAAGGTATACAGATTGAACTTGTTAATAACGGGGATGACTGTATGGTCATAATGGAAGCTGAGGATGTTGAACGGTTTAGAACAGGACTTTACGAATGGTTCTGGGAGATGGGTTACCGCATGAAAGTGGAACCCACCGTTAACCGTATTGAACAGATTGAATTCTGTCAAATGCATCCAGTTTGCACTGGTGGTGAGAATTGGCTGATGGTCCGTAATTTTGCTGCTTCTGCAGCTAAGGATGCCATAAGCGTGAAACCACTAGATAATGCAAAGGTATTTCGACGTTGGTTGCGGTCTGTTGGGGAGGGGGGTTTGAAGATGACGGGCGGCGTCCCAGTTGTCCAAAATTACTATCGATCTATGGTTCGGGCATCTTGTGGTGCTCGTCCCCTTACCGATCCATCTATGGAAGGGGGATTTTGGCAACTGTCTCAAGGACTAAACCTAGCATTTGAACCACCGACTGATAAAGCGCGTGTCTCATTTTACGACGCTTTCGGTATAACCCCAGATATGCAGCTTGCGCTTGAGGAGATGTATGATAAACATGTGCCAACATACGGTGAACAACGGTGTTGGGACGTGGGGGAAGATTCAGTTTATACCCTTGAATCATCCCTTTTCGACCCGGATTGAACGTTAATCGACCTTGGCATGTCGTTAAACTGTCAGCTTGGGATCGTTCCCATGGGGTTGCTAGACTTAATTGGCCCAAAACGGTGTGTGGTTGAGAGATCGCGCTCAATATTTCCGTGCTAACCAAAATGCCGAGAGACTACACGGCGC